AATACTGGCGCTGCTTGGTCAGCCGTTACTGCGTCTGCTAAAGTAGCTGCAAGACCTGAACCGTTTGTAACTTTAAGTGTGTAAGGACCGTTTGCTTCATTAAAGTCTGAAGCGTCAAATACACAAGTAATTAAGTTTGCACTATTTCTTGTTGTTGAATCTGGAGATACATTTGAACCTGAATTTGCAATCATAGTAATATCGGCACCTGTTGTATCAAAAAGAGAACCGTTAATGGTCATTGTAACATTGCCTGTAGACTCATCATCAATTGTATATGATGTTATAGCTGAACCGCCATCTATATTGAAATTGGTAACTACTGGTGGAGCGTCAACAGCTTTCCAATCTGAACCATTGTAATATTCCATCAAGTTAGTTGTTGAATTGTATCTTAAAGTACCTGAACCGTAACCTGTATCTCTTTCACCAGTTGTACCTGTAGGTAAATCAATACCTTTTGTACCAGTAAAGGCAGTATCTTTATTTCTGAAATCTTTATAATTTGACATCTATATCTCCTATTGACTGGCTATATCGCCGGTTTTATCACGCATTACCCAACCAACTTTTACTTTTAAATCGTCATCAACAATAACTGTAGTATATCTATTTGTATCCGTGTAATCTGCTAATTTATGTTCTTCCCAACCACTTTCATAACTATCGTTTCTGTATTGCCATATAACGCCAATAACCATACCGCCAGTTGAACCTGAATCAGCAGGGTCTTTTTCAACAATACATACTTTTCTCCAATTGTCTGCCATTTTTATCCTCTATTAGTTGTTAGCTAATCTCCAGCCGTTAGTAGAACCTGAATAAACTAAAACAATACCAGCATTTTCTTGTGCAACTGTTAAATCTGCTGTTTGTCCCATAATTTTTAAACTGTTTCTAGCAACTGTTAAATTATTTGTGTCGAATGTACCTGCTACATCAACCATTGAAACTTGGTCTCCTGTTAATGGTGAAGCGGGTAAAGTTATTGTTACTGCACCACCTGAAGTATCTACAAAAATTCTATCACTAGCGGCTGCTGTGTAGTTAGCAGTCTTTGTAACCCAAGGATTACCACCACCTAAACCTGTCCATGTACTACCATTGTAGCCTTCCCAAGTTGTTAGTGTTGTGTTGAATCTGATTGCGCCAGTTGTAGGACTTGATTCTCTTTGAGCAGTAGTGCCTTTAGGCATATGTAACTCATCTGTTTGATTTTCAAAACCTACTGAACCTGTTTGTACTTTAGTTAATGCCATTGTTAATCCTTAAACTATTTATACTATTATTTATACATCCTCATCTCTAACTTTGTCATAATTTTTACCATCTGCATAATTTGTTATGGTTGTTGTAAATCCGAAGTCATCATCTGCGTCAGCACTTGTTGGATTTGGTACAACCACAATTCGTTCTTCTCTAGTAGCCGCTGGTAAATCAGTATGTAAGTCTGATTGAGCTTCTTTTATTACTTTTTGTGTTGAAGCAGGTCCATATAAATATGTCTTCGCTGTGAAGTTTAGTGTATATATTACTGCTCTTCTTGTTGTAAAATCGCCAGAATAACTGTCTTCATAGTTAATATTATTTAGTACAATTGGAATATCTCTTTTTATACCCATTTCTGGAATAACATTAACAGTTACAGTATAATCTGGTTGAAAATATGGTAATATTTGTTCTATGATTTGTAAACCGCCTTCAGCAGTTGCTGTTAAACAAAATAAATTATATGATATATTGTAAGGCACAGGCATATAATTATAATTCATAACCTCACCATCTGAACCAGTTTTAACTGATTTGAATTTTTGTACTTTAGTTAACTTTCTACTACCATCATATGCAATATCTGAAATTTCAAAACCCATTCTAGGTAATGTAATCGCCATTTCTCTTTCATCTAAATTAGGTTGTTGGTCTAATCTAACCAAAAACTTTTCTTTAGGAGCATAAGCTAAAGGTACCCTAATTGATTGTACAATCGAACCTGCACTATCTTTTCTTTTTATTTGTATGTTATTAAAAATCTGACCAAAGGCTACGGTCATTTTTCTCATACTTTCGTTATAAAAATATCCAAACATTAATTGTCTACCTCACCAAATGGGTTTCTTTCTGTAAAGTCAAGTATATCATCTGAAGTATCTGCTGTGTTAAAACCTGCTTGTGCGTCTAAATCTAAATTGTCTGCATAAGTTGATTGTGTCTGTAAAGCATAATCTTCATTGATAAAGTAATTTGCGTCACCACTTACACTATCGTTTTCTAATTGCAATGCACCTGTACCGTCTTCTAATGAAAACTGGTGTGACAACATATCAATAGAGTATTGGTCTTCAGCACTATCAATATCTGTAACGCCGGTATCTAATCTTTCTGAACTGTACTCCCATGTTCTAGCTCTTAATTTGTAAACTGGTAAGTTGCCTAATTGAAAGAATGGCTCTTGGTCTTCTACAAAACTAATTTCAAAAAACTTATTCATTAAAGGGTAATAAATTATATCACCCTCATTAGGTCTGCCTTCAACAATCATAGTATGGTTACTATCTACAGCGTTCATCCATCTTCGTTTAGACAACATGAAAGTTGTTTCTTCTCTGATTTCTAAACCAAACTTATTGATTAATTCTTGTTCACCAGCTAAACCCTCTGTAGTTTCAACATACATTTCTATTAGATAAGAGTCATCAAATTTTGATAGACTATCTTCACCTAATATTAGGTCTCTATTTACTAGTGTTCTTGGTAGGTAATAAACATCATGGCCGTAAATTTTTAGGCCTTCGATAATTAAATCTTCGTAAAGAGTTTTCTCGTTTGTGTCGCCAATGCCGTTCCCGCCTTGAAAGTGGTGATTAACTGCCATGGCATTATCCTATCATCATTGCTGGATTTAATTCGAATGTACTTCTTATGTCGTTTTCTAACTTTTCAATTTCTTGTAAAGCTTCTGAAAATATCTGTTGTCCATTTAATGTAACACCGCCGACCATGGCAACGCCATTAAATTTAGATAAGTTTGCTCCCCATTGTTTTTTAAATAAAGCAGTTGTATATCTTTTTAAGTAAATATCATTATACACATCTGTATATGTTTCGGGGTCTAATTTTCTATAACACTCTATTACAATCCACTCATCTGCTGCTAAATCATTTGTCCAATCCATATCAATGTATAATCTATTATCATGTTGATTAAATCTAATTGGTTTTTCACCAACTAATACATGGTCTAAAAAGTCCAAATGTCTTAATACAACATCATAGTTAATAATACTTGTAGATGAAAAATCATAAAGGTCATTTAATCTCATTTGGTATCTTACATCAAATAAGTTTAGATTACCTTTGTTTGAAAATGGAAAAATATTGATTACAGAAATAACTGATTCAGGTACTACCAAAAAGTTATTATCTTCGTACCAAGTAGTTGATACTGAATTCTTTGTTGCTGTTTCTGAAGAAGGATTTATGGCAGCCAAACGAGTTTTTTCCGAAGAAGTCAACTTATATTTTAAGTATGTTCTTCTTATAGAATCGTAGTGAAACTGAGCAAAATATTGTAATGCCTCGTCTATTCTGTCCTCTAGTTGGTCGTCACTAGCATTGACCTCAATGACAGGCTTACCTAAATTTCTTAAGCAGTATTGTTTTAAATTTTCTCTACTATTTGGGTTTGCCATTTATATACCTTTGTTTTATACCTTTTCAGGTATATTTATAATACTATCCAAGAGCAACAGCTTGGGCAATGGCAAAAGGTCTACTAGCTAATGAAACACCACCTACTTGAACATCTGTTGTAGCATTTACTGTGCCTGAAAATGTACCGTTTACAGCACTTGTAATCGAACCACTATTAATTGATAATGTTCCATCTGTTAAAGTTGTTGATGTAATACTTGTAATACCAGTAAACGAACCAGTTAAAGAGTTACTTCCACCTGCTATTGTTTTATTTGTTAATGTATCTGTTGTATCTTTTAATACAATTGTTCCTGTTGCGTTTGGTAATGATATTGTTCTATCTGCTGTTGGATTAACTGTTGTTAAATTTGTTTCATGTTCATCATCTGAGGAACCCTCAAACTTTAATGAGTTTTGTACTTCAATAGTTGTAGAATTTACAGTTGTTGTCGTACCTTGAACAGTTAAATTTCCTGTAATATTTGTACTACCGCCAACCGTCAATGCACCTGAAACATCTAATGCTTCATTAATTTGAATTGATGTTGAGTCGGAAGTTGATAATGAAGTACCAACTATTTGTAAAGCGGTTGCATTGATAGCACTTGTGCCATTTCCTGTTAGTATTGAATTTGAAG